GCTGGCTTAGGCGGTGCTACAGCTGCAGCTGGTCTTTTCCAAACACTAGATGGCACTGGCACAACCACTGGCGATTATATTCGTATTAGTAATATTAAAGAATTTCCAGCTATTGGTACTCCAGCTAACGTTGTCAAAGTTCCTGAATATGGCGCTAAAACATCTAAACAAATTCAAGGCCAAGCTGATTCACCAACAATGGAACTTACGCTTAATTTTGTGCCTTCAAAATGGGCAGGTAATGCTGTAAGAACTTCTACTAATGCTGCAAGCGGTATTACGATTGGTGATGGTAAAATTTATTTAATGAGATTTAGCTTATTAAATAGAGAGCCTGAAGGTTATACCGCTATTACTGATGCTGCAGGTACTTCTGATCTTTCTATTTCTGGTGATGGCGGTGGTGCAGGCGCGTTAGCAGGTGTTCAAAACTCTTCTTACTATTTCTTAGGTAAGTTTGAAGCTTTAGAAGTGACACCAAGTTTGACTGACGCTGTTTCAGCAAAATTAACTATTACTGTACAATCAGATATCCGTGGTGCATTCACTGTGTAAATGATGTACTTGGAGGGGATTCGTCCCCTCCTTTCTTATTATGGATATTATATGTCTCAAAATAAACCATTCAGCTTAGAGTATGTTGTTGGCATTACTGTCAAACACATGCTTAAAAGTATTGATATTAGTATTAATAAAACATTCGAACGAACGAAAGATGACACATTGACTTCAGATAAAAAATCTGAAGCTTTCGAAACACTCTCAATTTTACATCAAATGCGAGCACAACTAGATGAACGCAAAATCAATTAAGGTAAGTAACATGTCAGAAGCAAAAGGTATTAAAGCTCTTATTGGTCAACGCATGACTAAAACAGTTAAATTTTTAGGAAGTGACGTTAAGATTTCTAAACTAACTGTATCTGAAGTCTTGGAAATTCAAAACAAAGCCAAAGACGCAGAGAAAGATGAAAATGCAGGTTTAGAATTACTTAAAACTGTTATTCGTAATGCTGTTGAAGGCGGTCAAGATTTGGATGAAAGCGATTTTGATAATTTCCCAATGGATGAATTGTCTAAATTATCAAATGAGATCATGAAATATTCAGGACTTGGTCAGAGCCAAGACGCGGGAAAGTCAGCTTAAGCGCTGAAGAGTTACCTATATTTGAATTAGCATTTCACTTAAAAATGCCAGTATATAAAATATACGAAGAAATGACATATGAAGAAATGCTTGGCTGGTTTAGTTATTTAGAACAACGCCCTATAGAATGGCGTGCTGATGACAGAGCAGCTAAACTAATTCAGGTACAAGGCGTCAAAGAAAAACCTTGGCAGCTTTTTACTTCATTAGATGCTATTTATAATCCTAAAATTAAAGAAGAAAAGAAAGGTAATTTTGATTCTTCTAATTTCAAAAAATCTGGTTTCTTCCAAAAGCTCTCAAAGGCTAGTGGTGGCGAAAATTTATTTGGAAATTAAATAATGGCTACTAAAATTACTATAAATTTATTAAAAGAATTTGATAAATTGAAAGAAAATAAAAAAGAAATAGAACTTGTTAAATTGGTATCAGCATTAAAAGAAGCAACACCAGTTGATACAGGTCGTGCAAGAGATGGATGGCATACTGAAAATGGTAAGATAATAAATAATGTAGAGTATATAGACGAATTAAACGCGGGGACTAGTACTCAAGCACCTTCTCACTTTATAGAAAAGACATTATTATCATTTTCAGAGGTACAACCTAACGGTGTTATTGTAACGCCTGAATAAACAATACACCCCAAAGAACGATTAATTCTTTGGGGTTTTTTATAGGAGTTTACTATGTCAGGCATTGTAATTGATGTCGAAGCAAGGGCAGAGAAGGCCCAAAGAGATTTACAAGAAATTAATAGATCTCTAAAAGAGTTAAGTAATAACGCAAATTCTTTTGGGCAAAATATAAAAACAGCTTTTGTAGGTCTTAGTTCTGCATTATCAATAACAGCAGCATTTAATGGGTTAAATGAAATATCTTCTAAATTTCAAGGACTAGAAAATAGCATTGCGTTAGTAACTGGTAGGACACAAGATTTAGCATTAGCGCAAAGAGAGCTTAAGAAAATAGCTTTAGAAACATATGGAACATATCAAGATACTGCAACGCTATTTGGAGTACTTGGCAGGTCTATGCGTAATTCTAATGAATCAATGAGTTCTTTATTAGCTACAACTAAATCTTTACAAGAAGCCATAGCTATTTCAGGTTCATCTGCAGAAGCTACTACAGCAGCTATTGTACAACTAGGCCAAGGTCTTTCAGCAGGTGCGTTAAGAGGTGATGAGTTGCGCTCTGTGATGGAGCAAACACCACGAATTGCTATTGCTATTGCAGATAGTTTAAAAGTGTCTCTGGGCAATATGAGAAAATTAGCCGCAGAAGGATTTTTAACATCAAATGTTGTAATGCAAGCAATAAAAGATCAAGCAGGCGCTATTAGTAAGGAATTTAAATTAATAATTCCTTCTATGTCTAAAGCATTGGCATCGCTTAAAGAAAATATAGAAAATGTTTTAGATAGTTTTAATAGAGGTGCAGGGGCGTCTAGGGAGCTAGCGGCAATATTTCAAAATATGTCTAATAGATTGAATAAAGCTCAATTAGACGCAGAATTATTAGGCGCAAGATTTTCTTTATTAAAGGCAAATTTGATGTCATTTAATGCCACAGCATTAAATCCATTATATGCAGTCCTAGCACTTTTTGGCGTAAGATTAGAATTATTATTTAATAAATTAGATATAACTAAGAATTTTATACGTATCTTTTCCAATGTTAAAATAACTGTTACGTCTTTGGTGAGCCAGCTAATTAGAGATCTGTATGCTAAAGGTGAATCACTTGAAAATATTTTTGGTGATAGATCTTTTGGAAAAACATGGGAAGGACGTTTCAATATATTTAAAGCTATCTTCTTAAATTCAATGGATAGTTTTTATACAGTCTTTGAAGTACGCGCAAGACGTCAAATGGCGGGATTTACACAATTTATCACTACATTGCAAGTAATAAGCAATAATGCAGTATTGATTATTATGAAGCATATGGCGGATACATTCTATCAATCTATTAGTGATATTTTTCATTTCGAAGGATTACGTAGCGTACTTATTGGAAATATAAAATTGCTAGTTGCAGACTCTATGTATCTGCTAGGGGATCTGTCTAGCAAATTAGGCAAAATGCTTAAAGTTAAATCCCCTTTAGATTTTATCTTTGGCGACACAAGATCTATAAGCCAAAAATTATCAAGTATTATTGGCGGAATTTTACAACCATTTGGTAATATGATAAATGGTCTTGGCGATTATATTTTAACAACTTCTGTCGGAACACTGAACAATTCTTTTAAACCTTTACAATGGTTTTTAAGTTTGTACTTACCAGATGCACTTGCAAAAAGTATTTTTAAAGGCTTAACGAATACTACTTTCACAGATAAGATAAATAAAGCTATAAGCGACATGCTTAGCGGTATTGAATTTATTAGTGTAAATCTAGCAGATATGCTATTTAACACTAATAATATAAATTTATTATTAAATACTCTAAATAAGATAACCGATATAATAGAAACGTGGTTAGACACTATTAAAATTAATATCCAAAATAGCAAAATAATGGAGGATTTTAATAAACTATTTGATGGTGTGTTGGTTCAAACGAATAAACTAGAGGCATCATTAGACGCTATTAAAAGTTTTGGTGTTGCAGTAATAAATGTATTCTTTAAAATTTATGATGCCGTAATTGGAAATTCTTGGTGGACAGACACAATTAGCGCTATTATAGAATCTTCACAAAGTTTGTGGAATACAGCAGGCTCTGGATTAAATAAATTTAGTGCATATACGATTGAATTATTTGCTAAAATGTTTTTCTTTGTCAAAGATTCTTTGAATTCAATTAATAAAATACAGTTTGGTAAGATATTTGAAGATTTTAATGAGACAATTTATAAATTAAGCCCCACATTAAGTAAGTTAGTCGGCTTTTTAGAACAGCTGTCTAGCGATGTATTTTCTACAATCTTAAAAGCATTTAATAGTAAAACACTAAATAATCCATTTAAAGCTATCTTAAAAGATAATAATGGATATCTGACTGAATTAAAGAAAAATCTTGTCACTTCAGTTAAAATTATAGCATTGCAAATGGGAACATTAATGGCAGCTGTAATGGCAGCTGCATTTGCTTTCTTAAGTCCAGCAGGAATGTTACGGAATATCTTTGCAGGTTTAGCCACTACAAAATTATTTTCATTTGGTATTGAAATTACTGATGTTTATTTTGATGCATCATTAGGCCAAAAGATAGGAGAATATTTAGGGAAATCTGTTGCAAGCTTTTTTGGTAAAACTAAAGGTTCTTTCTCAGATTTGATTTCAGAACTATTAACAATGGTTTCTTCATTTACTACCTCTTTTATTGAAAATCTACCTATAATTGGGTGGATTGGTAAATTAATGACATCTATTGCTAGTTTAGTAGGTTTAAAAGGGTTAGGGGGTCTAATAACAGCTGTCCTTTTCGGCCCGAAGATTTTAAGCATTATTAGTGAATTAGGGTTCTTTTCAAAGAGTATTGATAAAATAGTAAGTAAATCCGGAAAAGTGAAAGAATTCTTTACTGGCGTTTACTCTCCTACAGGAAAAGGCAGAAACCCTACTACAGAATTTGTTTCAAGAACTTCTAAGGCATACTTTAACGACACTAATCGTGTTCAAAATATGGCTATGTTAGCAGGAATGGCTGACATGGCAGGCGCTTTTGATGGAATCTTTAGAAACAATCCAATAGGCCATTCTTATTTTGAAGGCGGTTTAATTGGAATGATGTTATTTGGAGAAAAAAGTTTTAGTACATTTGAAGCTAAAGTTTTAAATCCATTGAAAGATTATTTTAGCCGATTAGATTTAATAGGTAAAATAAGAACATCATTTAATGCGAATGGTGGTCTAAGAGGTCTTTGGGACACGACAATTCCACGCTATTTAAGCACTGTTATGGAAGGCGCAAGAATGCGCTTATTGTCTGCATTTGATCCAGGTTCTATTTCAAATGTTAAAACATCTTTCTTTGAAAGACTTTTATTTGCAGCACCGGCAGATCCAGCTACAAGAATTGGTAAAATGTTTATATCAATAGAAGACGCATGGAATAAAGGTACAACTAAGATAAAAGCTATTAAATGGATGGATAAAATATTTAATCCTAAAATGCTTGCAGGGATTGCAGGATTATCAGCTCTTTTAATTGGGGCATTAGCACATGCGGATACTGGTGCAACTAAAGGGCCAGAAAAATCATATAAAGAAAGCGCACAAGAACTTTTAAATAAGCCTTCTGAAATGGCGCAAAATGCTGTAAACACGTTTGCCATTAATACTGACGCTTCTTTAACAAATGCGGAAATGATCTTAGGCTCAATTGCTACAATCGGTATTGCAGCAATGACTGTCTTAAAATCACCTGTAGGTAAAATAAAGAAATTAATAACAGAATTTGATAGAGTTGCATTTATGCGGGAAACTTTCGCTAATGCAATGGGCGCAGTAGGTAAAGGTTTTAGTCTGTTTACAAAAGTTTTATTTGAGTTTGTAACAGCTCCTGTTTGGTTTGATCAAACTTTAACAGGAATGGCCATGTGGAAAAACAGAGGCCTTGTAATAGGTAAATGGCTTGGGTATACACTAGGCTCTATTATGGCTAAAAACTTTATGGGGTGGGGGCCGGTTCTTGCTATTGGTGCTGCGGATGCGATGCTTAAGCTTGTAAAAACAACAGGCGCCCAAGCAATAATTGAAAAAGTCATGCCAATGATTGCTGGTATAAATCCTCTTGCTGAAGCTAATCGCGCTAAGCTTTGGAAATATACTGACATGTACTCTACTGGCGAACTAGGGATGAAGGCCAGACCTTATTTACCTAACATGATGGGTATTGCGCGGACAATGGCAGATTCGTTAGAGACTTCAATTAGGCCAATGCTAAATTACAGAGAAGGTCGTGGATGGCAAACTTATAGTCCTTATGAGAGAGCCATGTCAGAAATGTCAAGACCATCTCCAATGCGTCCAGATTATCTAGGTTATGCTACATTTAAATCACCTAACTTAAATGAATTTCTGACAAGATCAAACCAAGCTGTAACAACTTTTGCAAATCAATATAGAACAGCGGCAGTTAATTCTAAAGTTCGTGTTGAATTGCTGAATCAATTTGCGGGGCTATACAGCTCAATGGCCACAACTACTAAAGCCTTGGGTAAAGTAGTTAATATGTTTAATGAAGTTGGAAAGAAATCAATTTTGTTATCTAGAGCCTTAATGATGGTTTCTACATTCTTTCCGTTGATCACTCTTATTGCAAATGCCAGAGACAGTAAAGATAAGTCTACGCCTACATATATGGGAATGCGTGCTGACTACTTAGGAAATGCGCCTATTCCGTTTACAAATATGGAGGTGCCAATTATACCAATGATTCTACCATTAATAATGGCGTATCTAGGTGTTAGAAAAGGTTTAATGCAAGTTACACATATGAATAATCTTGCTGAATTTGAAAAGACAATCTTGAACCCTTGGAAACAAAAAGCTGAAACATATGCAGGTATGACATCTCAGCAAAGATTGCAAAATCTTGCAGCAGCTCCAGGCCCCATGCCTATTGCTCCGACATCTGTTGAATCTTATCGTAATATGAAATATATTAGCGAGTTAGCAGCAACTTCAAGAATGACACAAGAAGAAATTTCAGCTCTCACAGGGACTTTAGCGCCCACTAAAGGATCTTACAGATATTCAGAAATGAGTAAAAGACCTTCTGTTTCACAAAGTGTTATTGATAACGAATGGCAATCAATGAGCAAAGCTCAACGTAGAGCCTATGTACCTGTTCCGACAGCAGAATCTATTGCTGCAAGCCGCGCAGACAGAGCGCTATCTAGCCAGTCTCCGTATGGAATTATCGGAAGATTTAGTAGTGCATTACCAACTATGCTTGGTTATACGTTAGCTGCAGGCGCAGGTGGTTTAGGTGCCGCTAAAATTGCTACATCCTTTGGCGCAAGTAATGAGACTGCAGGCATGGTAGGCGGTCTTGGTGCTATGGCTGGCATGTCGATTGCAGGTAGTGTTATTGATATTCTGAAAAGTATCTTTAGAGCTATTGGTGAAAGATTAATAGGTAAAGTATTCTTATTTGGCTCAATAATAGTAATGGGGATTGATTACTTATTTAATGAAAATAGCACCTTAGCAAAATCTATTAAGAAAGTTTCTATGTGGCTCTTAAACTGGGCTGGATTTAAAATAGAAAATACTGATGCTAAAACAGGGTTAAAAGAAAGTTCTGCAAGAGTTATTGCTCAATTAAATCAACCTTTAGAATATGATGCAAGAGCAATAAATAGAGAGCGTTTATCAGGTCCTCTTCAAGATCAATACGAAGAAAGCATTTCAAAAACTAACGAAGCCACTAAGAAATATATAAGTGAGATAACTGCAAAAGGAGTTGCCTCTGGTGCAACAATTGCAGAAGTTACGGCAAATGCTCGCGAATTAAATGTTATTGCAAAAAAGGCAGTAATTGCTAGTCAATCTAATGTAGAAGAATTAGTAGCGCAATTCACAGATCTTACTTTCTTACCTGCGCCCACTAATGCTGATTCGCTTAAAATGTGGTCAGGAGATAAATTACAAAAAGCTGTCAATAAAATACAAACACTTAATGGATTACTCCCTGGTGAAGGTACAGGTGCAATTACAACAGCTTTAGAATCGCTAGTATATCCGACA